TGGGACCCCAAATGATTGCATTTGTGGATTTTTGCCTACTAAGGTAGACATTGATGTCATCGGCATTAAGCCAGCCTCTATCACGGAGCATATCTCCTTGAATACGCCAGTCGTCCGGCATATATAAGTCTTCACTTTTGAAGGCTTCAGAGGAAGTTAATAGTTTACAACCTCTAAGGAACGTGTATCTCGTTCCTAGATCCGAGCCTAGAACCGGATAATCCTTTGCATCATGTGCACGGATACTTCTTAGAAGAGAAGTAAGATAGACAAAAAGTCTAGTATCATCTAGTCTAAAGATGTAGATGAATCTACGGAAGTAATTATTCGTAGAATGGTCATTATGTTCATAATGGTAAGGACCTTCTAGCCTAGGAAGGTTATACCCACCAAATATTGGAGGAAAATGAAGGTTTAAACCTTTTGAATCTCTTAAGAAAGAGAAATTCTGACATTGGAAAATTGTCAAGATCCTTCTAGAAGGACCATCATACCACCTCAATGCGGTATCTAGCGCTGAACCGTGTCCAAGCGCAGCTGGCAGACCTGAAGAGTCTGTCTTAGATAGACCATTTAATAGTCTACCTTTAATGGCATCTATAAATGCCAGACTGCCAAAACGGCAGTTTTTGGGTACGTTTTGCGCATCCATTTCAACTCCTGTCATAACGCAGAAGTGATTGTCACAGAAAGTGCCAAAATAGGGAGAAAATCCCCATTTAGAGTCGGAACCTTGATTTCCGAGACGTAAGTATACCTCTTTGAGGATACAAGAAAATATCTTAGAAGATATTACTAGCAGGTCATCACCAGCGACCTGGGATGGGGCCTTTTTAACCCCAAAACGGATTATCTTTTGGTAATCCGTAGGAAAGTGTATAATCTCTCCTTCAGGATCGGTATTACCGACCCTCTCGTTATATAAAGTATAACATTCAGCGATAAAGGAACAATTATCGTTAAATAGAGTTAAGTCTATGAAGGAGGTATTCTCTCCCATAAATGAACCAGAATTGGCGTCAAAAGGATTTCCCTCAGGGGATCCATAATCTCTTAGAGTTTGATCTGAGAGACGAACTCTACGGTACCTAGAGTTAAGACACGTATATATTAGTGCCCT